TGTCGGCCCTGTGAGCGTGACAACCTATACGGGCAACGACGGCACCACGCGGGCCGTGATGGAAATTAACGCGGATGACGTCGAGTTCCTTTCTCCGGCAGGCCAGACGGAAGATCAGCCGCGCACGGCACCGGCCCAGGAGCAGCACGGAGGCTTCACGGCGGTTGAAACTGACGATTTGCCATTCTAAAGAAAGAGGGTAAACACAATGGCAAGAAAACCGATTCCGAAAACCATAAGGTTTGAGGTTTTCAAGCGTGACAAATTCACGTGTCAGTATTGCGGAGCGTCAGCTCCTGACGTGATCCTGGAGGTTGATCACATCAAGCCTGTTTCCAAAGGTGGCACGAATGACATTTTGAACCTTGTCACCGCTTGCAGACATTGTAACCGTGGAAAGACAAACAAGGAACTGTCAGACAATTCTGCAATCAAAGTCCAGAAGCAGCAGCTTGACGATATGCAGGAACGCAGAGAACAGCTCAAAATGATGCTTGCCTGGAGAGAAGAGCTTGAACTTGTAATTCTTGATGAAGTCAATTACATCCAAGGGCTTATATTTGAAGGATCTGACATGATTTTCACTGATGCCGGGATCAACACGGCAAAGCGGTTATTGAAGCAATTTGGATTTTCCGAGGTGTGTGAAGCCTGTGAAATAGCAAGAAATCATTATTTTAGAGGAAGATACAAGGATCTCGGGTACGCATGGAAAAAGGTCGGTGGCATCTGCTACAACCGCAAGAAAGCGAGGGATGAGGATGCCTAACAGGATTATCAAAGAAAGCATCTGCATGAGCGAGAACATCAATCAGCTGACGGAGTTCCAGGAGGTTTTCTTCTACCGGCTGATGGTGAACTGTGATGATTATGGACGGTTCGACGCGCGGCCGAAGCTGCTCTCCTCAATGCTCTTTCCGCTCCGTGATGTGACGAATGAAGAGATTGAGGAGGCGCTGGACGCCTTGCAGAGGGCGGATCTGATCACCGTGTATGAGGTGGACGGTCATCCCTATCTGTACATGAACAAATGGAGAAAGCACCAGACGCCGCGGGCCAATAAGAGCCGTTTTCCTGACCCTGTTACAACCACTAATAATGGTAATCAGGAGGAATCATCTGAAAACAGTTGCATGCAATTGCATGCAGATGAAAGCAACGGTATGCAGACAGATGCAGATGATAGTAAATGTCCCCGTATTCGTATTCGTAATCGTAATCGAGAATCGATATCCGGTAATCGGGAATCGTATTCGATATCCGACGCGCGCGAGCTTTCAGATGACGAAGCCAAGGAGATCCAGGGTGAACATAACAGGGTACTGGATGCGGCGGAGGATGCGGGGTTCAAGATGGGTAACTCCGTGCGGGCTTCCCTGATTCAGCTTTATTCCGAGCATGGCCTTGAGAAGATGCTGGAAGGGATCAGAAGCTGTGTGGAGCATGGAGCGCCGAATCTGGCCTATTTGAAGGCCTGTCTGAAGGACAAGCCGAAGGCGGAGAAATACAGTAATCCTTTTGCAAAGTATGCCGCGAGCATGGCGGGAGGTGGATGAGATGACGAAACAGGAGACAGCCAAGATCCTGGCCGTGATCACGGAGGTGTATCCGGCGTTTGCCAAGGACAGGAACCTGGAAAACACGGTGGAGATCTGGGCGCGGTTCTTTGAAGATGAACCGTATAAGGCGGTGGAGGCGGCGGTGATGCAGTACATCGCGGCGGATCTGAAAGGGTTTGCCCCGTCCATCGGCCAGATCAAGGCAGCGGTGCACACGGTGGCCGGTGCGGAGGAGATGTCCGAGGTTCAGGCATGGGGACTGGTGGCGAAGGCGTGCAGGAACAGCCTGTACAACAGTGAGAGCGAATTCGCAAAACTTCCGCCGGTGATACAGGAAGTGGTCGGCAGTCCATCGGTGCTGAAGCTGTGGAGCATGAGCGAGCCGGAGGAGTTCAACACGGTGATTTCCAGCAACTTCATGCGGAGCTACCGGGTGAGGGCGGCACACGCGAAAGAGCGGGCCATGCTGCCGGAATCCATCCAGGCGATGCTGCCGGCGCTGCGGGAGAGCATCGGTCATCCTGAGTATTTTGCAATACCGGCACCGAAGGAAGAACCGGATTGTTTGCCGGAGGCGGAAACCGGAACGCCGATGCCTGACTTTTTCAGAAAGGCGATGGAGGCGGCAAACGGAAGGCGGGTGTCAACCGGATGAGCGAGAGGGCAAGCACAATCGGCAGGAGATCCGAAAGGAGTCAGACGCTCTGCTGGAGATGCAACAAAGCGTGCGGGTACTGCTCCTGGTCGGAACACAAAAACCACACTCCGGTACCGGGATGGACGGCCATCCAGACAAACCTGAGGATGAACGGCGGAGTGTATGCGGAGAGCTACATCGTGATTGCGTGTCCGGAGTTTGAGGAGGATCACCATGGATCGCAGTGTGCTGGCGAAGGAATGTGTGGAGGTCGAAAGAGCCGGAGGAAGCGTGCGTGATTATCTCCGGGAACGCGGATTCATTTCTCCATGGGGTACCTGGTACCGGCTGCAGAAAGAGGAACTGCACCGGAAAGAACATGAGATTACATACGGGAGGGAAAACACAATGGCAACGAGAGTGAGTCTTGAGCAGAAGAAAAAGGCAGTACAGATCGCCCTGGACGGCGGGAACCCGTTCGACTTTCTGCGCGATTGCGGAAGCAAGGAACCGGCTGGCCTGTGGTGGACGATCAAGCAGAACCTGAAGAAGGTAGATCCGGATACCTACGCCAAGCTGCCGAAGCGGCTGGAACAGAGCGCGCCGGCAAAGAAGCCGGAAAAGGCAAAGAAGGCCGGGAAGAAACCGGAGGTCCGGGCACTGACCAAGGAAGAACATGATGCACTGAAAGGCTTTGAGCCGGTATGCGTTTCGGAGAATCCGGAGACCGGGAAGATGGAAACAGTGCAGGAACTGAGCCAGGGTGTTCCGGATATCACAGAGAGTCTGAAAAAAGCGACTGTGGCTCCGCTTGTGACAGATCTGACGGGTCAGCCGCTGCCGGTGGAGATCAAAACGCAGGAGATTGTGACGGATCTGACGGAGCAGCAGCTGGAAAGCCTCAGAGCCGCTCCGGTTCTCCCGATGTCTTTTCGAGTGATTCCGGACGAGTTCTCCATCACCGGACTGAAGACGGAGATCGGGAGCTTCACAAAGTCCTCGAAGACGATCATCTGGTATCCGGAGGTCGCCCAGGCGGTGCAGCTGCCGGCGGACAAGTGGAAGACGCTGGTGGATATCCTGCCGAAGGTCATCGCGGCAATGAATCTGTAATTTTGACAAAAACGGGAATGATTCCGTTAACTTTTGACACTTTTTTCCTTTCTGCGGCTTAAGTGAGGTGAAAGAATGGATATAGTCAGACAGTTGATCTCACAGGCGGACAAGCTCGCCAGGGATCAGGGAATGACTCAGGCTGAATGGTGCCGGAGGGCAGGCTTTGACGAGTTCGGGAAGCTCGTCAGCAACACCCACAAGCGCGGGAACTGCAAGCTGTCCGTCTTCGTTCAGCTGCTGAAGCCGCTGGGTTATGAGGTTGTCATCGTGAAGAAGGAGGGCAAACGCGATGAAGAGCGAGCAGATCCGGATGGACGCGGCGCTGGCTGACGTTTCCAAAGAGCAGATCGACCTGTGGTGGATGTGATGAGTGAGAAGTGCAGTACGTGCAGGTGCTTCGATCCGGCAGACGGGTACTGCGTGATGCACGGAAAATACTGCCGCAGAGATGACGAGGCGTGCGAGGATCACGAGAAGCCGAGAAAGATGCTGATGATTATGGACGCCCAGGCCAGCCGGGACGATCTGCCTGGCGCGTTCGGATACTGAGGAGGAACAATGAACGATTTACAGATAGTCTACCTGAAGCCGGAGGAGCTGACGCCGTATGAACGGAACACGCGCCGGCACACGCAGACGGATATTGACCAGATCAAAACGTCAATTCTCCGCTGCGGATTCGAGGATCCCATCGGAGTATGGGGACCGGAGAACATCGTGGTGGAAGGTCACGGCAGACTGATCGCCGCGAAGGAGCTGCACCTGGACAAGGTTCCCTGTCTGCGGCTTGATCACATGACAGACGCGCAGCGGCGCGAGTACGGTATCCGGCACAACCGGACGCAGGAGCTGAGCAGCTGGGACTTTGACAAAATGGACGAGGAGATCGCGGCGCTGATGATTGCCGGCGCGGATCTGTCGGATCTGAAGTTTGCCATCAAAAAGCTGACCGAGAGTCCGGAACAGGAGTTCCTGGACGGCGAGAACAAGCACAAGTGCCCGCGCTGCGGCCATGAATGGACGGACGGTGATCCGGAATGACAGAGTTGAAACCGTGTCCGTTTTGCGGTGAGCAAGCAAATGTTATCAACGCATCACCGTTATATCCAGAGTTATTTGCAGTTGGATGTGACGGAAAATACGGAAGTTGCTGTCCGGGGTACGTCTGGAAAATTGCACCGTTATATTTCGCAAAAGAAACGGCAATAAGATCATGGAACAGAAGGAATGGTGAGCAGGATGGACAGGAAACGCTATTAGAGGACGGTGATCCTGGTGAGGGCAATATTTAGGTACCCTGGATCAAAGTGGGCGCTCGCTGACTGGATCATCGGACACTTTCCGGAAGGTTACGAGAAAATGGTCTACATCGAACCGTTTGCCGGATCTTCGGCCGTGTTCTTCAACAAGAATCCTGGAATCATCGAAACGGTGAACGATCTCAACGGGGACGTAGTGAACCTGTTCCGCGTACTGCGGGACAATCCGGAAGAACTGATACGAAAGATTGAACTGACACCGTACAGCAGAGAGGAGTACAGAACTGCAACAGAGCCAAGCAATGATCCTGTTGAGAGTGCCAGGAGGTTCATCGTTAGGACCACGCAGTCGATCGGGGCAAAACCGGATTCCGGATGGAGGAACCACAAACAGGCCAAGATCGGCGGGACGGCCTGTAAATGGAACGGCCTTCCTGAAACATTATGGGAAGCCGTTGACAGGCTAAAGGGTAACACAAAGAACCTTGTCCAGATCGAGAGCATGGATGCGCTGCAGCTGATAGCAAAGTACAACTATCCGGATGTGCTGATGTATTTAGACCCGCCGTACGTAAAGAGCACGAGACGGACGAACAAGCTGTACAAGGTTGAAATGGACGAAGACGGACAGAATGAACTGCTTGACCTGGTAATGAACAGCAAGGCGAAAATCATTCTTTCCGGATACCAGTCGGATCTGTATGATGAAAGGCTTTCCGGATGGCACAAGGATGAGATCCAGACGAGAACCACGGCGACAGATATCGCAACGGAAATGATCTGGATGAATTACGAGCCGCCGATGCGCCAGATGTCAATGCAGGACGTTATCTGAAATCAGAAGGACGGTGGCCAGGATTGACAGTTCGCCAATTATATGAGTGGGCAGAAAAGAACAATGCGTTAGACCTTGATATTGAAATTCCGTATCGTGACAGTGGCGGTTATTATCTCGGTGCTTCTGATGCAGACCCGAATATAGAAACAAGGGAAAATTCATGGAATACGGAACAGGTTGTTACATTGTGAGTTATACGGTGCTATTCCTTAACAATAGGAGGATAGTATGAAAGCAAACAAATGTGTCAATGAAATTGAAAGATGCGGAGAAAGAGTATACAGAACAAAGAAAGCGAGGATAGCAGCAAAAAACATCAACAGGGTGGGGAAACTTATCAAATACGCAACAAAAACGTACGGGGGTTATCCTGCATGAGTTAACTCAGCAATAGGCAAAGATTAACCAGGAGGGCAAACATGGAGAAAGTCAGGTATTACATCATCGCCGCTATGTTCCTGGTAGTGTGCGCAGCGGCCTGGATCTACGTTCTGAACTACGCGCCGCCGGTACGGTGGGGGTGATCCGGGATGAATTGCGCGGAATGCATGGACGGAACCAGCAAGGAAGCCTGTGAAGCGTGCAGACGGATGCAGCAGGAAGGAGAATGGATCTGGTTTATAGACGTCGGAAGCCGGCACATCCGCTGCCCGTACTGCGGAAGCGGTGAAAGAGTCGGGTGCTATGTTTACGAGAACAGACGGAGGTTCTGCTCCTACTGCGGAAAGCAGCTGATCAAGGCGCAACAGGTGAGCATGTTCGAGGAGGGCACAGCATGACACGGGAAGAGGTCGTAAACGAGCTGAACTATCTGATCCACGATTGTCCGGAGCGGATTCCGGAGGAGGCCAGAAACGGACTCAAGCACGCGCTGGCCTACATTGATAACGAAAAAGCCGGATCTGATAACAAAAACCGGTATTTTGATAACAAAAAGGAGGAAAACACATGAGAAAGTATCTGCGGCAGATCGCCAAGGCCAGGATGAAGGCGATGGGAATGGACCGAGTGAACCGGAGGATGAACGTCACCGGCACAGGACCGAGCATGAGGACTCAGTTATGGAAACGGGTGACCGTTGGCGACATGGCAAAGGAAGCCGAGAACAAACAGGCCGAAGGCGGCCGGAAGCTCCGCAGGAAGCTGAGGAAGGTGCCGGCATGAATGAGCTCAAGATCGTGATGATCCCGGCAGATCAGATCACGCCGTATGAGAACAATGCCAGAAAGCACACCCAGAAGGATATCGACCAGATCAAGGCGAGTATCCTGGCTGACGGGTTCAATGATCCGATCGGCGTCTGGGGAGAGAAGAACATCATCGTCGAGGGCCACGGACGGCTCCTGGCGTGTCAGCAGCTCGGGTACAGGGATATTCCCTGTATCCGGCTGGATCACCTGACGGACGATCAGCGGAAAGAATACGCAATCCGTCACAACAGATCCGCCGAGTTCTCCACCTGGGACTTCCAGATGTTGGAGGAAGAGATGGCGCAGCTGGAGATGGAAGGCGTGGACATGACCGGCCTGGACTTCCGTCTGGACAGAGGAAACGAGGACTGCACTCCGCTGGACGGCATCGGGGTGACAGAATACGGAGAGGAGGCCTTCGGGGATGACCGATTCCAGTGCACGTGCCCGGAATGTGGATTCCGTTTCAACGAAAAGTGATCACCGGTTCCCGTGGAAGTGGAACCTGGCAGACCTGAAGTACGTAAAAGGCAACGGAAAGAAAGTCTTTTCCTGTTTCTCCTGCGGCGGCGGCTCCTCCATGGGCTATAAGCTGGCCGGGTATGAGATGATCGGATGCTGCGAGATCGATCCGCGGATGGTGGCGGTCTACCGGAAGAACCTTCACCCGCCGCTGGTCTACAACGTGGACGTCCGTGAGCTCCTCAATCAGCCGCTTCAGAGCGTGCTGTATGAACTGGACATCCTGGACGGATCTCCTCCGTGCTCCGTGTTCTCCATGGCCGGAGACCGGGAGGCCGGGTGGAACAAGGAAAAAGTCTTCCGGGAAGGCCAGGCGAAGCAGAAACTGGACGACCTGTTCTTCCACTTCATCCGGATCGCGAAGGAGCTGCAGCCGAAGGTGGTGATCGCGGAGAACGTTGCCGGACTGATCAAGGGCAACGCCAAGGGATATGTGAACGAGATCTTCAAGGCGTTCAGTGACGCCGGGTACGACGCGCAGCTGTTCCTGCTGAACTCCGCGTTCATGGGTGTGCCGCAGCGGCGTGAACGTACGGTGTTTATCGCCAGACGGAAGGATCTGGGACTGCCGAAGATCTCCATGGCGTTCCGGGAAGATCCGATCTACTTCCGGGAAGTCCGGACGGAAAACGGAAAGCCGGTCGATCCGACAACACAGGCGTACAAACTGCTCCAGCTCCGGCGGCCCGGAGACAAGTGCATGGGTGATATCAATATGCGCTGGAAGGGCAAGAACACCGGGTTCACCGTGAACATCGTTTCGGATAACGAGGTCAGCTGCACGCTGACAAGCGGAGGAGGAATGTACCGGGACTTTGACGGCCAGGGATTCTCCGATATGGACTTCGTAAACATCCAGACATTCCCGCAGGATTACGACTTCGGATCTGAGTCTCCGCAGTACGTTTGCGGGATGAGTGTGCCGCCGGTCATGATGGCACAGATCGCATCGGAGGTATACAGGCAATGGCTGAAATGAAAGCCGACAGGATCGTTTTGATGCCGATCGACGAGGTCATTCCCTACGAGAAGAATCCGAGGAAGAACGATGACGCGGTCGACGCGGTGGCTGCCTCCATCAAGGCCTACGGTTTCAAGAGTCCGATTCTCCTGACGGAGGAGAACGTGATCATCAACGGACACACCCGGCTGAAGGCGGCGAAGAAGCTCGGAATGAACCTGGTGCCGTGCATCATCGCCAGGGGCCTGACGGAGCAGCAGATCAAGGAGTAC